AATGTTGCACTTTTATGATGCGCAAGTTCGTCGCTATATCACACAAACAATTCGTATATTCAGTAACTTTACTGTAAAATACGGTGACGGAAGTTTGCATAGAATACCTGTCATGTATGGTGATCCTGACAGACAAGTGGCTAGTATCATTCGCAATAACAGTGAAAATAAAGTTAGTAGCGTTCCTAAGATTGCTATCTATATTGGCTCGCTAGCACTAGATAGAACTAGAACTGGTGATGCTACCTTTGTTGGTAAGATGCATTTTCGTGAAAGAGACATGCAAACTGACCCAACTACAGGACATACAACCTACAGTCAAACACAAGGTCGTAACTATACAGTCGAAAGATTAATGCCAACTCCATTTAAATTATCTTTAAAAGTAGATATATGGAGTGCTAACACTGATCAGAAGCTACAAATACTTGAACAGATACTAGTGTTATTCAATCCTAGTTTAGAATTGCAAACTACAGACAACTATATTGACTGGACAAGTTTATCAGTACTAGACTTAACTAGCATTTCATGGTCTAGTCGTACTGTTCCTGTCGGAGTTGATACACCAATTGACATAGCATCGCTAACTGTTGAAACTCCTATATGGATTAGTCCGCCAGTTAAAGTTAAACATCTTGGAGTTATTACTAAAATTGTCACTAGCTTATGGGGTTCAACTGATCTAGAAAAAACAGGATACATCGAAGGCTTGGGCGAAGATCTCGCAGGTGGCGGAACATCTAATTTTGGTGATTTATTAGCTAGAGAAATCGTTACGATTACAGATTATACGCTACAAGTATACAACAATACATCAGGTGTTGGCCAAGCGATCTTATTAAAACCTAGCGAAGGATATATTCCAAGAGAACCAACACTTGATATTCCTGTTAGACAAGGTGTTCCGATCAATTGGGAAGAAGTACTGCGACAATATCCTGGAAAATTCACGGCAGGTTCAAGCAGAATATATCTAATACAAAGCAATGGTGCCGAAGTATCGGGTACTGTAGCACTACCAGTTGACGCTTCTGGTAATGTAGCTGACAGCGAAATTATGTTAGTTAACTGGGATCGTGATTCATTAGTTACAAATACAGGCATTGATAGCACAGGTAAATTAGATTTTGAAACAGGCTATAATGCGGCCACAAGTTATCGACCAAATAGTACAGGAACATTTGATGCTATCGTTAATCCGTTAACATTTAATCCTGGAACAATCGCATCAAGCACACGTTATTTGATTATTGAAGATATCGGATCTACTGCTAATACGAAAGATAGTCAGTGGACAGGTGCAACACCAGGTGCTGCCGCAACAAATTACTCAGCAGTATGGGGAGCACTTGTTGCCAAGGCAAACGATATCATTGAATACAACGGAACTACATGGAGTGTAGTGTTTAATTCCGCTCAACATTCAAATACTATGGTCTGGCAAACGAATATATACACTGGAGTACAATACTTGTGGAACGGAGTTTCATGGGTTAAGTCATTTGAAGGTGAGTATAGACCAGGATCATGGAGACTAGAATTATAACAGAACGTATTGTTTGTAGCGGAGCATTATTCTACGCTAAATCAACACGTCGATTCTTATTACTACAAAAAGCTCACGGCAAACACGAAGGTACATGGGGACTAGTTGGTGGCACTACTGTGCAAGGTGAAACTCCGTGGCAAGGTCTACAACGAGAAATCACAGAAGAAATTGGTTCAATTCCGGTTATCCTAAAAACAATACCTTTAGAAACATTCGTATCAAACGATACTGTGTTTAATTTTCACACATACTTGTGTGTTATAGAAAATGAATTTATTCCAATCTTAAGTGATGAGCATTCTGCGTGGGCCTGGGCTACAATAGACAGAGCCCCTAAGCCATTACACCAGGGGCTCCGCAATAGTTTTACGAATAAAACTATTCGTACTAAACTTCAAACAGTGTTTGAATTAGTTGATTTAATTTAGAAACTACGTGTATACGCTAGTTCAACACCGTTAGTATCACTATCACCACGTTTCATAAAATAACGAACACCAACTTCGTCTTGCTTGGTCACGTTGTAATCAAACCCTAACTTAGTTGTTCCTGTTTCGTAGTTATTAGCAGTATTAAATGCATTACGATAGCGATATGATGCTTGTAACGATAGTGCATTTGTCAATGTATAACCTACTTTTGGTTCGATCGTATAGTAAGAATAATCGCCAGTTGATGTGTATTTTTCACCGATGCTAATACGAGCACCTGCTTTTAGATCGTTAGCGATGTCATACATCTTTTGAACTCGAACTTCTACTTTGTTTTCAAGTGTCTTGCTTCCATCTTCTCTACTACCATAAAATTTAATGTCAGCTTTAATGCCGTTATCAAATTTGTAGTAGGGTGCAACGCTAAATGTGTTTTCGAATGTGTTTGGTGAATCGTTACCACGCTCACGTTCAAATTCAAAACTCACACCACTTCCGGCGAATGCTGAACCGGTCAATGATAATGCCAGAATGGCAAATAATTTTTTCATGTTTTTTCCTTTTGTTTGATAAGTGAGCCAGTCTATCTGGCCCACTATTTTTGTTTAAATCAAGAAAGTTATAGTACCTGCTGTTGCAAGTAATAACGCTCCCCAAGATCCTAATGCCTTATAATAAGTGCTAACTGGTGTACCAAAATAACGGTTGCCGATCATAACACACTTATGTGTTGGGCTTATTAGATATCCTGCAAAGTCTAATGCAAAGAACCATAAAAAGTACTCAACTCCAAAGACTTGAGCCATTAATACAGCGATTGCAACAAACTTACCACTACTTCCCATTAGGAAGCTGGCGGCAAAACCAATAGCTGAAATAGCAACCATGCCAACGAAAGTGTGCGGATCAAGCATACTTGATTTTAACATAGTTTGCCATGCGGCATCATAGGTTTTCATATAGTTACCCAAAGCGATAACTGCACCGACCCATACTAATACATCCCAGCGAACATAGCTCAATAATTTCTTAATGTTCCATTGTTGACTAATAATGATATAGTATAGAGTTAGGAAACCAAAACAACCAACCATCCACGCACTGTTATAGATGTACAGGCCGATAGCCACGAACATCGGTAATACGTTGCGTAAGACTGATGATAATTTAAAGTTTCCCGGTGTAATTGTAATTTCTTCATTATGTACTTGTGACCAAATGTACCAAGCAATAAAGGCAAAACTAACAATTAACAAAGGTGCAATTAGGCCAAGCCATGCGCCATAAGTTAGACCAAATGCCGCGATAGGTAAGATAACTGTTTTCTCTAGTGGCGACCACATGTAATAGTGGTGCGTACTTAGATAATCAACAATACCTAACTTTTCACGGCCATGCCCTTCTTTAGGTGCTACTGTATCGAGCAAGCCTGCTGACACAGTGACTCGACCTTCAATTGGAAGAACTCCACCAATTGCGCTTAAGAGTACTACGACAAACTTATTGCTACGGAATGTGTTTCTTACATAGGCAAAAGCTGGGGCGAAGAGTTGGTACTCTTTTGCTAGTCCAGCAGTGATCATAATGAAGAATATCATCCATAGATATGAAATGTCCTTTAACAGGACGTTTGTGATGAAGTCCATCTTTTCTCCTTAAAAAACGCTACATTACTGTAGCGCATTCTATTTATTAGTACAAACACTATGGAGAAAATTTATCCATATACGAACTTTTGTCCGTCGGCTTCGATGAAGTTTCCGGATACACTGATACGAATATAGTCGCCACGATTCTTGCTCACTGAATGGTCCATCCAACCAGGGAATAATATTAGAGAACCTTCTTCTGGTTTGATTGAATAACGGAATCTATTTAAAAACCAAAATGTTAAGTCTCCACTGCCTGGCGGGACTTTGACATAGTACACCCATGCAAACGGACTAATACCGTGGTTGTGTGTATTGGTGCTTTCTAATGGGCGATGTATTTGTCCCCATGCAAAGTCAGTTTTATAATTTTTTAATGCACCAATCTGGTCAACTGCTTTAATTAACTTTTCTGTTTCGCTTCCTGGAGCAATATCTAACTTGCTGTCTTCACTTAGATTACTGTTTGGATCATTACTCATACGATCATTGATAAACTTTAGCACTTCGTCAGCGAGTTTAGTATTATCGATACCGTTGATTTTGTATTTCCTAGCAGTTAGTTCTAGTAGTGAAAAGTCTTGTACATATTCGAAAGTATTCAT